ATTAATTAGTGCTTTACAAAAGGCAAAAGATAAAATAGAAGGTTTGGTAGGGACATGAAAATAAAACCAACTATAGGTATTGTAAATCCTGTGGCTAAGGCTATGCTGCAAGAGCGCAAAGCCTCACAGGTAGTGTTACCTAAGAAGGGTAACAAAGCTAAACGTAACCGCAAACAGGAGAAGTACCGTGCAATACGAGATGCAAAACTTCATCAAGATGACTAAACGAAAAACGTCCAATGTTGGACAGTCTAAATTCAATGATGACTGGAAACGTGAGCGTGACAAAGAACGCAAACGTAAACAGACATTGCGTAACAGTGTAACCAATTACCGCAGCAACAAGGTAGCCTAACCATGTCAGTATATATGATTTACCAACGTACAAATGTAGACAGTGATCGCATCAACAATATGCCAACATCTGTATATGCCAAAGCGTACTTTGCATTGGGTATGCCCAACAAAGATACCGTAGAAGATGCCGTGCATGACGGTTTGTTTCATAATATGTATGAACCTACCATGATTATGCACGACATTGAAGACAGGGATCGTACACCATTTGAAGCCATCTTTGATGAAGGCAACGGATACGGTGACGGTTCCATCAAGACCGCCAATATCCGTGACCGATACAGTATGTCAGTAGGTGATATACTTATACAACTGGACACTGGATATGCCCATGTATGTATGCCAGTAGGATGGCACAGCATTGACTTAACACTTGAACTTACCTCAGCAGCTTAAAAGGAGCTAACACAACATGACCAACACTAACACAACAACCCGCCCAGTAGTTAAATCAACTAACCCAGAACTGTATGTACAGCACACATTCCACATGAAGAGAGCACATAAGTACACATACAATTACTCTGTAATTGATGATTACATTGTGGATAATTGGAAAACGTCATCGTTGCGTGTTATGTCTGCGGAACTCAATGAGTTGCAGGGCCGTATTGAGTACCGTGTACAAGTTCTCAAAGCACATGGCCTAATTGAGGGCAAAAACAACATGGAGCGTGGTAAGCTGATGCGTCAGCGTAAGCACTTAGTTACATGGCTGAAAGAGATTGACAGCAAACTTGAAGGAGTAGCATAATATGTTTGTAATTGTAGCAACAAAACCATTGAACGATGGTACAAAAGGTTTTCGTTTTAACTTCTTTGGTAAGAAGGGGCTGATGCGTAAGCGTCAGTCTCAATCACGGGGATGGTTCAAGCGTCAACGTATGCAGACATCTGTAGCTTACCACTTTGGTAGACGTACAGTATACTTTTTCAAAACACTTAACACCGCCCGTAAGCTTGGGCATTTTGCAGGATAGGAGATACAACTATGCCATACATTCCAAATGAAGAAGAACTTGCCCGTCAAGAGCAATGGAAACTTGAACGTGAAAACAAAGAGAAGCCTATGCGTGAAGCATTTAACAATCTTACAGACACACAGAAAGAAGTATTACGATTTGTGTCTGACACGATGATGAGTTTTGACCAAGAGATGATTGACTTAGAAGGTGACTGTTACCACAGCACTATGCAGTCAGTACGCACTGTTGGATACAGAGTTCGTAATGCCTTCCCCAACCTAAAACTGGAGAACTAATCATGGTTACTATGGCATATGACGTAACGCTTGAGATTGACGGTGTAGCATCCGTGGTCAAGCTCGACACTACGTATCCCGCTGTAAACAGTTGGAACAGTGCAGTTGAATTTGCAATTCACATGGCTATTCATGACCATCCCGGCACAAAGATTGAGTTCATTGACTGTGCTGAGTACGTACATGCAGAGTACACAAGCTATGGATACATTCATGATTCACCTATGGTGCTCCAATGATTAGCGCAGCGTTAATGTGCTTGGCTCTCAATGTGTATCACGAAGCACGTAGTGAACCGTTGCAGGGTCAAGCCGCTGTGGCTCATGTTGTACTCAACAGGGTTGCAAGTGGACGATGGCCTGACGATGTATGTTCCGTAGTACATCAAGGCTATGAAAAGGGCAGGTTCAAGTGCCAGTTTACATGGTACTGTGACGGTAAACCTGACGAACCCACAGAGATACTGGCATGGGCAAGGTCCGTGCTGGTAGCCAATCAAGTACTCACAGGTGTAGTGCCTGACGTTACCAACGGTGCTACACATTATCATGCAAGGTACGTTAACCCGTACTGGAGTGCATCCCTATCTAAGACTGTGACTTATGGGTCACACCTATTCTACAGATAGCTTATCGTTACTAGTACAGGGGTGGACATATACTACATAACTATGGCACAGTTGCCGTACATACAATCATAGGAGAATAGTATGCCGTTTGATATTCCAGAATATTTAGACTTTGACGTAGCATTTGAGGACACACGTATGCCCGACAAGAAGTACGTCATCAACCAAAGTACAGGTCAACCACTTGGTATTGTTGGTAAATCTTTCAAGTGCGCATCGCATGGTGACTTCTTTCGTGGGGTAGTAGATACAGCCACAGAGACGTTATCTAACGATGATCTTGATGGTGCTAAGTATAACTTCAAAACTGCACGTAATGGTGCGTGGGCTATGCTCGACATCACTTTGCCCAATGTCACGATGGACATCAGCACAGACAAGTTTGAAACTGAGATCGGTAATCGTATCATCAGTCTGCACGGTATTGATGGGTCATGCAGCAACCAAGTATTCTTTGGTGCAATTGATTTCTTTTGTACCAATGGTATGATCACAGGAGATCACGACAAAGTGCGCAAGAAGAACACATCCAACTTCTCTATGGAGAGCTTCATCTATGAGCTTAACCGTGCCCGTACCGACTTCTACCAGCAAGCACAACAGATGCAAGTGTGGGCACACACTGACCTCAAGTATGTAGACGTAAGCTCTTTGCTTGATGACATGCTGGGGTCTAAGCGTAAGTCAGAGAAGATGTACAGCTTGTACATGCAAGAGGCATCGACCCGTGGTCACAATAAGTTCGCACTGTATAGTGCTATGACTAACTATGCTACCTATGCAGATGAACGCAATGGGTTCAACCTCAAGAACACTGGCAACGACACACAGGCTATGTCTATGTGGTCACGTGAGCAAGAGGTAAGTAAGTGGGTCAGTGATGACAGGTTCCGTTTGTTGGAGGCTGCATAGTCTATGCCTAAACTACCACGCTACGTACAACAACGAGTGTCACCCTCTGGGGTGATCTCATACCGCTTCAACCCACCGCAGTCCCTTGTAGATGAAGGTGTCGTGCAACGTGAGGAGTACGGCAGTGACATGAAGGAGGTGCGCAAGATTGTGAAGGAACACAACGCAGCCATTGATGCGTGGAGGCATGAGCAGTCTCTTGTTATACAAGTAAAGCCTAACAGCAAGGTGACGGACTTGATAAACTTCTACTATCAGTCTAATGATTTCAACATGTTACGACCTAACACTAAAGTGGATTACAGATACTTCCTAACTGTCCTCCACCAAACGATGGGTACACGTAAGTATGAATTGGTTACACCAAAGATTGCCAAGGCTGCGTATGAGGAGTGGGTTAAGCGTGGCATCAGCTTTGCTAATCATGCCGCCACTTGTGCCAGTAGAGTGTACAACTATGCAATACAGATGGGGCATACCACACAGAATCCGTGGGCTAACATTAAGCGTAAGTCTACACCTCAACGTAAGGTAGTGTGGACACACGGTGACGTTATCAAGTTCCTTGATGTAGCCTACAGTGACTATGAGTATCGTAACCTTGGTCTCATTGTACAGATGGCATACGAATGGTGCCAACGATTAGGTGACATGCGCAACCTCAAGTGGGAGAACATTAGTCTGTCTAAACAAGTACTTAACTTAGAACAGAGTAAGCGTAGGGCTGACGTAACACTGCCCATCTCTGATGATCTATGTTCAATGCTCAACGACCAACGTAATGACTTTGGTTTTCAAGAGTACGTAGCACCTCACCCACGTCCTGTACAGGGTGCATATGTACCGTATGCAATGGAGAGGCTGTCAAAAGTAGGCCGCAGGGTCATGCGGTTAGCTGGTTTACCAGAGGAACTACGTCTTATGGACTTACGTAGAACAGGAGTAACACAGATGGTTGATGCAGGTGTACCACTACCCCAAGTTATGTCCGTAACAGGACATGCACATGTGTCTTCCGTGAAACCATATCTAAAAAATACGTACCATTCTGCAAATAGTGCATTGACACAGAGAAATGTAAGTGTACAATCGAGTGGTAGCGAGTAACACAGAAAGTGAATAGTACTTATGAATATAAATAACATTATAAGTGATCTATCATTAGTAAATGGTGAGACAAGACGTATGACTTGTCCATCATGTAATACTAAGAATACGTTCACCGTTACAAATAACATGGGTACTATCATGTGGAATTGTTACAAGGCAAGTTGCTCTGTATCAGGTGGTACTCGTACTACACTAACTGCGGATGACATACGTAGATCGTTAGGTCATGTTGCAGAAGAGACACACGTATCAACATTCGTTAGACCCGATTCGTTTGTACGTGATTACAATAAAATCACAGGTTTCTGTGAACAATGGGAACTTGATGCACAACAGTTAGGACTTATGTACGATGTGAAGGAACATCGTGTGGTGTTCCCTGTTGTACATGGTGGAGTTACTGTAGATGCTACGGGCAGATCACTTGGTAATCGTATACCCAAGTGGAAGCGGTATGGAAAAAGTGTATTGCCATACTGTTCTGGACGTGGTAAAACTGCGGTAGTCGTTGAGGATTGCATAAGTGCTGCCGTTGTAGGTGATGGTGGTGTATATGTTGGGGTAGCTGTGTTGGGTACGTCATTGTCCAATGGACATAAGGAGTACTTATCGCAATTCTCAACGGCGATAATAGCATTAGACCCCGATGCTTTACCCAAGACCCTACAGTTCGCAAAGGAACTACGGGGTTACGTAGACACCGTAAAGGTACTGCGACTTACAGACGATATTAAATACAAACAGCCAACCGACATGGCAAACCTTTCAGCACTAGGAGACTGACACACATGGAACTATCCCTTATCCGAAGCTTGATGGACAAGACTTTCTATGACGATCACCGTGGCGCACGTTGCCCCGACCGATTGTTCAGCAAGGATGTCCGTAAGATCAAGCAAGCAATCGACACAGCAATGGATCGTTACGAGCGTACCGTTACTCCGGCAGAGATTGAGGCTCTGTTCATGGCGAACAACCCTACCCTCACAACTGCACAGAAACAGGCGTACAGTCATCTGTTCCAGCAAGTGAGTAAGGAGCAACCTATGGGCAGTGACGTAGCACAGGAGGTGCTATCCAAACTGTTCCAACAGGTAGTAGGTGAAGACATTGCCAACCTTGGCTTCGACTATGTAAATGGTAGCAAGTCCAGCCTTGACCCGCTACGTCAGATGCTTGAGCAGTACGGTGATGACTTTACTCCCAACCTCAAGGTTGAGTGGGAGGACATTGACTTAGACACGATCATTGCAATGACTGACCTTGAGTCACAGTGGACATTCAACATCCCTACGTTGACACGTAAGGTTGAGGGCATCAATGCTGGTCACCTCATTGAGGTAGGTGCACGTCCAAATACAGGCAAGACATCCTTTCATGCCTCACTTGTAGCTGGGCCTAATGGCTTTGCATGGCAGGGTGCTAAGGTAGTTGTACTGTGTAATGAGGAAGGCTACCACCGTGTAGCTCACCGCTACATCACAGCCGCTACAGGTATGGACAAGCACGAGATCGTTAAGAACAAGACACAGGCTATGGCAATCTTTGCCAAGATACGTGACAAGATCATGTTCAAAGATGCAACAGGACGTGACATGAACTGGGTTGAGTCAGTGTGTAAGTCTTACAAACCTGATGTAGTTATACTGGACATGGGTGACAAGTTTGCACGTACTGCTGGGTTCTCACGTCCCGATGAAGCACTCAAGGCTAATGCCATTCATGCCAGACAGATTGCAAAGCAACAAGACTGTGCAGTATTCTACATGTCTCAGCTTTCGGCAGAGGCAGAAGGTAAGGTTGTACTCAATCAGGCTATGATGGAGGGGTCACGTACAGGTAAAGCTGCAGAGGCAGACTTGATGATCATGATCTCCAAGAACCCTACAGTTGAGGGGCAGGAAGAAGAAGACAACCAGCGTCACATCAACGTAGTTAAGAACAAGTTGTCCGGCTGGCACGGTATTGTACACACTGACTTGGAGTACAAGATTGCACGGTACGTATCATGATTGACATATCAACCCTCATAGAGATTGGTTTCATAGTATGTATAGGCTTCATACTTTGGGATCAGCACAAGCAACGAGAGAATATGGCTACGTTTCAGGTGGCACTATTGGAAATGATAGATAAGCACAATCAACTTGCAGATGTAGTAGTTGAAATTGACGAAGCACTTGAGGAAGTAGAGGAGGCTATACAGTGATTACACAAGAGGACATAGATGCCTTCCGTGATATGACGGAAGATGGAGCACAAGATGGTTACGTATACGTAATTACAAACAAGGCTTGGCCTGAGTGGGTCAAGATAGGTACAGCCATTGATGCAAACGATAGGTTGCGTAGCTATCAAACCAACTCACCACTGCGTGATTACTGGTTTGTGTACTCTCAATACTTTGATGACGTAAATGCAGCTGAACGCAAGGCACACTTGATTGCTGCACGAATGACAGGTAAACCGTGGAACAAAGTTGATAACGGTGAATGGTTCAGACTATCGGAGCAACAGGCTAGAGAAGTATTGAAGGAGGTGACAGGTGACTAATACAGTATGGATATTATTGTGGCTTGTCTTAGTACCAGAGAACGGCGTTAGATATTACCACTTGGGTACATATGACAATGAGACCTTATGCAAGACTGGACTGAGAGACGCATCAGTCATGGTCAACGACAAAAATGAAACGGTAGAATGTATTGGGGTACAGGTAGATGATTAAAGTAACGTACATAAACCATATGGGTAATGACCTGACTGTAGCTAACGCAGCCCGTGTATCGTTTGGTAAGACCAGTGAGATGGAAGACGATCCTTGGGGACCACCTAAGCTCAAGGCTAAGGATGATAAGCTAATTCGTTACCTTGCCAAGCACAAACATATCAGTCCCTTTGGGCATTGCTTCGCCAGCTTCCACATCAAGGCTCCAATCTTTGTGGCACGTCAGCTGGTTAAGCACAAGTTCCTGCGTTGGAACGAGATCAGCCGCAGGTATGTGGATGATGAACCTGAGTTCTATATGCCTACCGTATGGCGGGGGCGTAGTGCTGATAAGAAGCAAGGTAGTGAGGGTGAAGTAAAATATGAAGGGCCATTAGGTAACTACAACCAACTGGATATATACAAAGAGCTATTACGGGTAGGTATAGCACCGGAGCAAGCCCGTATGGTACTGCCACAGTCAACCATGACTGAGTGGTACTGGTCAGGTAGCTTGGATGCCTTCGCTGATATGTGTAACCTGCGCTGCAAGCCTGACACACAGGCAGAGACACGAGAGGTAGCACGACAGATTGACCACAAGATGATAGAATTATTCCCTGTATCATGGGATGCACTGACGGAGTATGACGATGAGTGAAGTCAAGATAACTGAAATAACTGAGCATGAGGATGGCAGTGCAACACTACAGGTTGAGTGTGACCCAGAGACATTCGCAGCCATCTTTAACGTGGGCTTTGTGTCCCTGATTAAGACAGGTCTATACTGGGAGACAGACAATGATAAGACCAATGAGTGATGAAGAACGTAAGGCATCCCAACATCGTGATGAAAGGAATGGCTGGCGTAAATGTGTCAGCTGTGGTAATGCAAGTAAGTCCACATGGTGTGGCTTCTGTTTGGAGGAAGAGTAATGAATTTTAAAGAGATTGTAATGTCGGAACATGCGACAGACAATGTAAATAACCCGGCGCACTACGGTAAGGGTAGCATCGAGTGTATTGATTACATCGAAGACTTCCTCACTACGGAGGAATACATTGGCTACCTACGGGGCAACAT